ACGGGCTAACGATCTTGACCAGCATATAGTTCAAGCCGCGCTGGAGACCACCGGGCGGAACTATGCACTGAGCCCAGACCACATCACCCGTTGTGGCGGGGGAGAGGAAACCACCGGTATACGACTTGCCGTCGGCGTAATAGGTGATCGTGCAGTTCTTCACGGTCAGCCAATCGCCATTACCGAAGTCGCCACCCGAGGTATCGTACGCGTCGATCTCGGCAAGGTACTCACCATCCAGGATGGTAACCTTGTCGGTGCCGAAGCGGTCCGTCCGGCCTAGCGTGTCATGGAACACGCAACGGCAGACCGGAGTCTCTCCAGACCCCACCGTGCCCATCTTAGCCGCCTTGTTGTCGGCGCCCCAGTGGATAAACTCACCACTGAGGAACTCATCGGTAGTCGTGGCGATGGGAATGGAAAGATTCATCAACTGGCTCATAAAAGTCTTAGGCTTTACCATCTGAGTCTACCTCCTTAAAGCCTGTGCGAGAAAACTGCTCGGTCTACGAGAGCGGCGGGATCTCCGCCGGAGGTTGCGGGCGCCTTGCCCACACTCCCAAAGCCCTGATAGGCCGACAGGCCCTTGCGGGCCAAGTTATCATAAAAATCAAAGTCGCGACTCGACATCTTCGTAAGAGAGAGCGCCTTGTCGTAGAGCGTAGCGCCCTGTATGTCGCCTAGTAGGCCGCGGTTGGATAGCGGTTCCACGATCTCCACGGCCCTTGCTAATTTTTGAAGAGCATCGTCCAGCGCCTGGATCCGCTGGGCAGACTCTTTTAGTAATCCAATCAGTTGCTCTGTGCTGTTCATCGTCCTACGCTGACGGGGCTGCTATCATGCCCAGTTGCGTGATGCGGTTCTTGATGCTTTCACGCAGAGCCAGCTCTTGCGTGCTGACATCCTCGCCGGAGAAGATATCACGCAGATACTTGTCCAGCGCCGCCCCTCCATCACTTGATCTGGCCACCTTGTCCAGGGCTTCAGCCGTGTGGACAAGGCGGTCTATCAGCTCGGCGTTAGATGTCTTCACCTGGGCCGCATCAACGCTGGCGCTTTTCAGCAACTCGTCAATCTCAGCCCAGCTTAGCGACATGCTACTCTATCACCCCAGCGCTCTTGAGAATTGCGTAGACATAGTCACGCGTGGTCGGCATAGCCAGCCCCGCGGCCTTCTCCTCATCCTCTAGAGCCTCGGCGGTAGAAAGCAGCGCCTCGCGGTCCTCGTCATCAACCTCATCGGGAGCCGCATAGGCCTCAAGCAAGGCGTCGGTGAGCTCGGGATCGCCCTCGTCCTCTAGGGCGACATCCTCTTCGGGCATGTCCTCAACTCCACCCATAGCCTCGGCTAGGGCCTCGGCGACCTCAGGATCCTCAGCCAGCTTGACGATGGCGACCTTCTGCATTAGATCAGTGGCAGCGCGTGCAGTGGCGGCCTTGTAAACATCCCCAGCGGTCAGTGCGCTAGCGGCCTTAACCAACCCGGACATCTCGCTAACCGTTCCCATGATTCCTCCTACAGTAGCGCGTCGAGAAGACGCTCGAGCTGAGCCTGCGGGTTTTGTGCCGCCTGCTTCGTCATTGCCTTATACTGGGCCGCCCTGACCAGGATGGCCTTGGATGCTATCTTCAGACCATTAAGATAACCCAGACGGGCAGCCTTCTCGGCTTCAGGCGTTGGCGTGCCATCCTCCGAGATGGCCGGGGCGTTTTCGTCGATAGGAGCCTCGTCGTCACCCTCGGACTTGCATCCCTCTTCAGCCCTTTTGACCCTGGCTTCCTTAGAGCCCTCAAGATTGGACTTGGGATCGCCCTCCGTGGGAACGGGCGGATTGCCAGCCTTGTCGCCCGTGGTGTCGCTAACATCCTCGGTGGAAGGCTTAGCTGGATTGTCGGGGCCGTTCTCGGCGGGTACATCAGGGGCAGCCGTCTCCTCGGACTCCTTCAGCAAGCCCGCCAGCTTCTGCACCTCTTCGTATGGCATGTGATCAATCAGCTGCAATGCCTCTTGCTGCATGCCTAGGTCCAAGAGCTCTCTCACTCTAGCGCTACTCGTCTTGGGAGCCCCCATGACGAGCCTGTCGATCTCATTGGCGTCTCGCGGCGCAACACGCGGCATATCATTACCTCCCAACGACACGTGTCATAGTCTTATGCGTACAGTTTAGCACGATGCGCAAATCTGTCAAGAAATGCATATCTTAACCCTTGATGTAAGCTCCATATAGAGCATTGAGCGCCATAAGGTCATAGCTGGCCACAGCAGAAGCCAGCTTGGCGCGACTGTCAATCTCCATTAGCGTGTGCTCTGGAATCAATCCGACCTTGCGGTCCAGCGATTCCGGCATTCTATTCAAAAGCATGGCCCCCTTTAGTATCGTGCCTATATATTGCGCATAAGCCTGCTCCAGATCGGGATTAGGCTGTAATACACGCGTATCTGCATGCTTAACTAGCGGGAACGCTCCACGCTGCTCGTAGGAGCGCAGCATCGACCGGCTGTTCATGTGCGGGGCCAACATATCGGCCACCCCATCGCTCCAGCGCAGCGACATCGGAGAGAGTGATGCGTTTTTGATAGCCAGCAGCGTTGGCGTGCGTATCATTTTGACATGACGCACTATAATGCGAGCACGATCTGGACCCACAACGGGGCGCATCTTAATGTACGAAAACTCCGACGGGCGGATTTTAATGCCCATTCCAGCCGCAGTACCCAGGATCTCGTCATCATCAAAGCAGCGGCACATGTCCTCTAGATCGTCAAATGGCATATCGCTCTGACGCTCATCGGCCTTGCGACCAACCTCGATGAGTTTGCGATTGCCAGACATCACGTCGTCAATACTCTGCCCTGCGGAGGTGCTATCAACCACCTCTTTGTCAATAGCCGACTCTTTAGACTGATACTCGCGCAACTTGCGGCTCAGCTTGGAGGCCACCTTGGCCATCCAACTCGAAGAAGGATCTGCCTCCACTCCCGATAGGAGCGAGATCTCAAAAAAACGAGGATTGGGGTTCAACACGCTGACACGCCTCCCGTCAGGCAGGAGCTTGCCCAGCGAGTGCTTGGCGTGCTCGCAGTAATCTTCCCGAGTGGGGGCCTTATGACCACAGATGGAGCATTGGTCGTATAGAACACGCGTGCCCATGCTGACACGCGGGATCATGCCGTCTTCAATCTGGCGCAACAACTTAATCGTCCTGGGGTCTGACCGGTCTAGCGCCACTAGCAACTCAACGCGGTGCATGGTGTCGTTGTATGTCGCAAACAGTATGCGCCCCATTGCTTTAGACGGGTCGTTATTGTCGTGATCCGTATAAACATGCCCCTGCTCGAAGGTCTTATGGTATAGCTTAAGATCCTCTTCGAGGAAAGCATCTCCGTTGAGATTGGCGCCCCAAAACTCACTAGCCCCCATGGCGTTGATCAGCATGTAGGAGTTCTTCTCGGTGTCTATCTTGATGGAGTCCATGAAGCGCACCATGTCGGGCTGCATCTTCACGCCTTCAGGCGGGGTAAAGTGTGCCCCTGCAGTCTTCAGGATATGCACATATGGGCCGTCGGCGCCATATCCCTGAAATACGGTGTGCTTGAGAGAAGCCATATCAGAACGGCACCGTTATCGCCGTGGTCGTTGGAGTGTCGATATTGGCCAGGTCTTTCATGGTAAGCCCGGGAGTGAAGAGCTTCATGACGCTCAGCGGCAGTGACCTAGTATCTGTGTTAGACTGCTGGATGTCTGCTAGGCTCTTCAGCGTGCTAGCATCAAGCCCGCCCGTGGAATATTCCTTAGCCTGACGAATGAGGGGAATCACTATCCCCGGGGTGCGCGCTACAGAGGGGGCTACTTGATAGATGCTATCAAATATACGCCGGTTGCCCTCTTCGCCCTCGCCACCCAACTCGGGATATTCCGAGCGCAGCTTATTCCAAGCCGTGGCCTTGTTAACGCGATCGCGCATCTGGCTGCTGAGCCCGCGGATGCCCTCGTATGCCCCGTAAGCGGCTAAGCTCGATGCTAGAGAAATGGCCACGCCGGTTAAAATCTGACGCGCCAGGGCGCTATCTACAGCAGCAGTCTTATCCATTCAGCCTTCTCCTTGCAAAGCGAGCCGCTAGAGGCGATGCCCAGCCGGCGTCGTAACCCTGGCTATAGGCGTCGCTAGCAAGCCTGTCAATCTCGCCCCTAAATAGCTTGAGATTGGTAAAGGGAATCTTTCCGGTACGGTTGAAGTAAGTCGAAAGCCCACCGATGACTGGGTTGGTAAGCCAGTTTGCCCCAGGCACCCTTCCGAATAGCCTGTTAGCGCCCATAAAGGCAAGCTGGCCGCCCAGGGTGGAGCCCATCAGCTCTCCAAAACCAGGACGACTCCAGGGGTCAATGTATGGCCCCCAACCGATTCCGCCCGTGTATTCCACCTGCGACGCGGCTTGTTTCAACATGCCCGAAAGCTTGCCCATACCTAGTTCCCAAACAGCTCGCTGAGGGTTTCGTCTATCTTAGCGTCGGCAGAGGTAATCATCTCTGCCACCTTGGTCCGCGCTTTGTTGCTCGCGATGTATGTAGTAAGATCGCCTAGCAGCTTCCAATCGGGATTAATGGCCCCGATTACGGGAGTTACATCAAGAGCTGCTAGCTTTGAAGTCACATTACTCGAGATCGATTTATGCATACGGCTGAAAAGGTCATCCACCGCCGGGGATAGCTTGTAGGGCAAACCCACCCTGTCGAGGGCTATGGTGTACGCCTCGTTGATGCTTCCCGTCTTGATGGCATCATCACGCAGCTGCGTCCAGATGGAGCGCACCGCCTTATCAGCAGCCTCCCCCAGCTCGCATTCCTTTTTCCGCAACTGCTCTCTAGCCTCTTTTAGCATTCCAAGACGCTTGAGGCGCTCTTCACGCGTAGCCGTAGCAGCGCGATGCGAGGCGTGCTTTTGTATGACGTTGCCCTCATATGCCGCCTTGAGGACATCCCCCACCACGTCTATGCCCGCCGCTTTCATGGCCGAATCGTCGTCTGGATCTACGTATCCAAACGATGTCTGGGGCAAACCCAACTGCTCCATTACGTTTCTCCAGTCTACGACGGGGAACGTCGCCTGCGGATCCTTTAGCTCAAAAGTCAAATAGCGCTTAATGGCCACGTTAGCAGCTTCACACAATCTACGTACTTGCTCGCCATTAAGGTCATCTGACCGCGCAATATTTACCACCGACGCCGTGGGGTCTTCTTGCGTCTTTAAAAACGCATCGCGCACTTCATGAGCGCTCCGCGTCAGATACTCACGCGTCATTTCCATGCACGCACCTCCACATTACAACCCTAGTATAGAATGTGCGTCAAAGATTGCTAATCACGCGCGATCTTAGCTTGCAGGAATGTGCTATTGGGAATCGTGCTGATTAACGGCATGCCATAAACCATCTTACGTGCAACATTTACGTAGACCAAGGACATCAAAACGTCATCCAACGTCCCCGCGGGGTGGTTGTATAAGAGATTGCCCCCGCTGTCCGTCTCCACAATCTGCGTAAGCATATCCTGCGCAAACGGCTCCCACACCTCCCACTTAGGCAGCAGGAAATGCCGCCTGCGTGTAAACTCCGTGCGGAAGTCCGATAGGGCCATCACGCGATTTAGGTTAAGCTGAGCTATGTCCTCGAAGAACTTCTTAGTCAACGTCCCGCTGCCGGTGAAATGCACCTGAAGAATATTCGACGCGCCCACTACGTGAGCTAGATGCAAGTTGCGGTCCCCTGCGGCGCCTTTATCGGCACACACGTAGTCGACTTTGTATTTAGCCAATATGTCCTGCACGGCCTCTGTCTGCTCGTCTAGGGGCATAGCTGGAGGGAGGCGCCGGCAATAGATGATCTTGATCTTATCCGGGCGGATGCATACCGCAATGGTTACTACCGTGGTGGCCCCGCCCTCGGCGCTGACACCCCAGTCAACTCCAGCCACCCTGCGGTGGGATTTAGCCTCCTTATCCAACTCGAGCGTCATGTCATACTCGCCAGATTCGGCGCAGACTTGTTGTACTTCATCCATCGTCAGATATTTAGCGCCAGACTCGTAGCTTATACCCAGCACTTCATTCATGAATAGCGCCGTGGAGTATGTGGCTAGCTTGTTGTAATATACCTCTGCAAAATCCGTCCACGGCACCATGATCTGCGAAATCCTAAACCCCTTTAAGTACCGCTGAGGATAACTATGCACCCAACGCCCGGTGCGTGCGTCAATGGGGTTTTTGCACCGCGAGCATATCAACCCCGCCGGGGATATGTTGTCAATCCCCAGGTTGTTGTAGCACGAGTCACTCTTGCTGCAATGCGGGCATCGCACGAGCCATTCCGTCTGCGTAGAACGCCGCCATAAGGCTTCGATCGTATTGTCCAGGCTCTTAGGCGTCCCCGAATAGCGCTTGAATTTAATCGGCCATGGAGAGTGCGACAGGGCCTCTTCTGCAACGATAATGGCCTTGCCGACCATGTCTTGCACCTCGTCTGCCAATACAGCCCCCACGGACACTCCGCGGAAATTGTCTCCATCGGGGTCGCTATTGCGGATATATAGGGTTGAACCGTTGGCCAGGGATTTCACTTCGACGTTGGACTGTATCGGCGCGCCACCCGTGACTAGCGTAATCTTCGGAGAGCTAAAAAACGGGCGCACCTTGTCATGGCTCCACTGACGTACCTTTTTCAAATCAGGGCAGCCGTATAAAACGTTGAAATTGGGGAACGCCGTCATCCAGCCCATCGCCATGGCAGCTAACATGGTGGAGTTGTGTGTCACGATCCCGCCGGTGATGAAATTGTTATGCGGCGACACCGTAAAGTCCACACAGTCTAGTTTGCCAAGATCCTCTATGGACACAATAGAGTCCCAGGCGACATCAGCCTTGGCAATGCGCTCTAGTTTATCGATAAGCGGATGGTCAAGGCCTCTCCGGAAATAATCCACATAGCGCATGAGTTTGCGTGGCGTAATTGGCTTGGTAACTATTTTATGTAATGCACATTTGCGCATGTCTCGATCGCTAAATGGGGCAATGTCGTATATTTGCCCCATGATTACGCCGACTTCAGCGGGGATGGTGTGGCGGTTGTTGATGTGCCTGACCGTAAGATCGGGAAGCAATATTCCCTCGCTTTTACCTATCGCGCCTATCTCCGACAAAAAGCGGTGCACACCCTCTATCGTTTCGATCCTAAGCAAATAAGCCACCCTATGCTCTCCACGCCGCTTGTAGATATTGGGCCAATTCTCCCTAATGCGAGACGGGATTCCGAATTTCCATAGCAGGGCCTGGACTTGCTGCACCATGAGCTTAGACATTGACGCATAAACCAAATCGTATATTGATGGCCTGTTATGTTTTACGCTTCCATCTGTGCTCCATAATCTGTTTAGAAATAGAGCTGTTTGCTCCCTGGACAAATCGAACACGAAGTCTGGGATAACCTTAGTGGACGAACGACTGCCAATCAGCCCCGAACGAACCACTAGCGGTGGCGGGGCATGCCGATACGAAACCGAATCAGTTCCAAACTTATTGTAAACGCGATAGTCTATTCCCAGATTACGAAGCGCTTGTTGGTAGGCCTCGGATGCCGGCCCGGGAGATTGAGTGAACCCTACTGACGACTCCGAGAGCATGTGGCCATCACCGATCAACATAGCTAAAATGGTCAGCTCATTATCATCGCACTGATAGCTCCCGGTAAATTCGCCAACACGCGACATCGCAGCAACACGCGTCCCCACGACTAGCTCGCCACCCTCTACCCAGCCATTAAATGTCAAGACCGGATGAGTGGTGGCAATATCCATTTCTAGCCCTAAGCGCGTCTTGATGCGGATACAAGGCTTGCGATAAACCCGAGAGCGCCACGTCACCTCGCCATGCGACGCCTTGAGCTGATCCATGTCGAGAGCGGCCAGGCGATGGCCGATTAACACGTCTCCCGCCCGAATCAGGCGTCCGTTGTCTAGTGAAACGAGTTGCTCTACAGATACGGTTTTCTCTGTCTGCCTGGCGCAACACATTAGCAGTTCAGAATATCCGTTATCGAAGAACGGCAGGGTGTAGCCTCTATCCGCCAGGGAATACGGCTTGCCGTCAAGCGTTAGTATGGATTGAACCCATTTGGACAGCGATACTTCATGATGTTGCATCTGATTCGTCTTCATTGAGCGTGATAGCCTCACGCGATGTTATCGTGACAGGCCCATCCTCTAGCTCCACCCTTGAGATAGGCTCACGCGCCCCGGGGGCCTTGAAGGACACGCTGATGGATTGCATAATATCACTCGCCGCACCCCTGCTTTCCTCATCCATACCTCCCAACACCTTAGAGGTCATGGCTAGTTTGCGGAATGCGTCGATATGCTTTAACATCATCGCCGAGTCGGGATTGCTCGATGACGAGTTCTTGCGGAACTGGATGTAGCACTCCATCATCATAGCTTTAGCCATTTGTTGCGGAGTGATCCCCTCGGTTATGCCAGCCATCCATAGCAGCTCTTCGCGACTGCTATCCAGCATGCTGAAGACGTGATTATTGGCATATGCCATGGGGGCTTCTTGCCACCAGGACAAGTACTGCTCCCAATCGCTAACGCCCATCAGCTCCGTGTTCCAGAAGAAGTCGCGATAGATGGTTACATCCTCGACATCCCAGCAACGTATCGGGGCGTCGATCTTGGTATTCAACGCTTCAGATACTTCTTCGGGCGACCATCCTAGATACAACAGGATATCAAGCGCGCGGCGCAGTAGCGGCTGGCGCATCTCATCCATTATGGTGTCAATACGCGCATTGGTAGTCTCATGCGCCTTGCTACGCGATACCCATTCGTAAATGGGATTAATGCCGAAGCTTTCAGCTAAGCCGCGGGCGAATTTGAAATCGGGATTGATATCACGCGCCGATTGGCGGTGAAATGTATAGAGCGTCTTTAGCGAATTATCTCCAACGGGCGGCTGCAGAAATCCCAGGGAGTCTAAGATGCGGGATGCCGTATTGAACGGCATCCCGGCGTATGCAAACGCTTTTAGAGCACCATCATATGGCACTTTAAGTGCCGGACGAATCCCTGAGCGCACGCGCGCCACATTCACCTACTCCTCGCGGAGCATACCCAGCCTAGCTAGGGTGTTCTTGATACTAACTAGGCTTTCGAGCGCCGCCTTGAGGTCGGCCTCATCCACGCCGATGTTGGCGAGGCGCGACATCAGCAAGAGTCGCGCTAAGTATGTCTCGCAATCACGCAGTATGCCAATGTTATCCATGAAGTACTTCATGTTGCGATCACTCATGACGTTGATCGACAGGATTGTGTCCAGCGCCTTGCGATTGCCCTGCGTGGTTGCCACCTTCATGAAGGCATCATAGTCCGTGACTTGATTAACCGCATGTGCCGCTCTGGCAAGCTCGATATCGCTCCACATCGGGGCTGATGCAGTCTTGACTTCGGGCGCTTCAGGGGCTAGCGGCATTGATAGTGTCAGATGCGTGGGGATATCGCCAGATATCACGCCGTGGGCTAGCTTAGTATTGTAGTGCCCGGTTACAGCTAGCGCCATAAGCGTTTGCTCGTCATCCAACACGCGCTTCTCGGGCAGCGTGTCATGCTGCACACCGGCAGACTTAGCAAGCGCCCCCTTGGGGAGCCACGCGCGGCCGTCGGAGAGCAGCATCTCATAGTTAGCTGCAGCCGACTTGAAGACCGAGCTGGGATCAGGCGCCACGGCGTCATTCATCGCCGGCAGCGGCACGAATTCCATCACCGCGGGGATGTATGCATTGACGTGACCGTGCATATACAACCCCGGATCGACCTTGGGGTCCATCTTAGTGATAGTCTTGATGCCGTGGACCTTGACTAGGTTGAGCTTAGTGTTGGATATCACGTCCACGCCAGCGATGGCTAATCCTGCAGGGGTATCGCGTATCGCTATTACCTCGAAGGGCATCGTGCTGAAGCTGCGCTCGGTGGACTCGTAAACGAAAGCGCCCCAAACGCCTCTGCTGATATTGCCCTTCGGCAGAATGAAGCGCCCCACAGACGGCCGGCCATATACACGCTCGGTAACTGCAAACGTGTTGTCAGCTATGACCAGCTTAGTCTGCGTGCGCTTGAAATCCCAATCCACAACGGGCAGGACGAGTGCGCGTTGCGGACCGCGATCCTTGAAGTACACTTCATACGTTCCATAAGAGCTGACTTCACCCGGCGAGGCCGTACTGGCAATACTCGAGCTGAGCTCGTATGCCAACGAATCAGCCGCGGTTTTCTCAAGCATACCCTGATTGCGCCTGACGCATACAGGCATGCCAGCGATATCGTCGAATTGATCAACGCGCGCTAGGAGGCTGTCCGCGTCAGTCTTGTAAGCCTTAGCCAGCTTTCTCACTCCAGCGGAGTCGGTGTCAACGCTGGCGCAATCCAGGTGTGCATGCTTGCCTAGGAGCACGCGATAGCGATTAATCCCGCTGCGCCTGACTATTGCAGTATCATGCCAAGACTCTGCAAGGGGATCAACCTTAGGAGCCGCCTTCGGCGCGGGTGGGTTATGCAGCGTGCGCATAGCCGCCTTGAAGGTATCCGTAGCGGTGCCCCAATAGTCGGGATAAGCCATGGCCCACTTCAACATCCTATTGCGCTGATCATCCGTCATCGTTCCGATGAGATCTTCAAACCTGAGATCATTGCGCGCCTCGTCGAGGCTGTAAGATGCCAACACGGTGCGCATACCGGGCAGCACTTTGTCGATATGCAACGCATCCGTCGTGTCGGGCGCTCCGGGGACATCCTTAGATGCAATACCCATCGCGGGGCGATACGGGGAGGCGTAAGCCGCAACCAGCCCGGGATCAGCATAGCGCAGCTTGTCGTCAATGAAAACTAGGTCGAATGGCGCCAGCTTGCCATCCCTGATAATCGCAGGGAAGGAAAGCAAGTGTGGCCCACCGCTGACCGTAACCGTGCCCGTGGCGGCACCCTCAACTAAGTCCTGCTTCTTAAAGCTAAGCGATGTGGCAAATGGCGCGCCAGATACCTCGGGATGCTGCGTGCCAAATACACCCAGCGTGGCGCTAAACCATGTCTGCGGATTGCCCCCCAGATCCACGTCCGCACGCTTGGTCAGATCACCCATGGGGCGAACGAACGTCCTGCGATTGCTGAACAGCTTAACTTCCGGCTCCATATGTCGGCCTCCTAGTTGTGCGCAACTATACACTGTACTTTAGGCTAATGTTGCGTTGCGTCAACTTAAGCGCTAATAACGCATAAGATACGGTATAAATCATGTGGAGCTAGTGGTCAATTCCGGCACCTCTACATAACGCTGTAGCGCTTCCATGGAGAATACCGACGGGCAGCGCTCGGCTAGCTGACTCTGAATAGACTCTGCAATATCGCGGATCTCGTCCTGAGCCGAGACGTGCAATCTCAAGCGCAGGAAGTGCATCCAGCTGCGGAAATTAGCGGTCGCTCTCAAGCAAGAAGCAAAGCATTGTGGTAAAATATAGCGCGCGTCTTCGCGACGCATGCCGGCGTCTTGCAGGCCTTTATAAAGCCCGTGTGCATCGTCGAGAAACTTCATTACGCGCTCAAGATACTCAAGCGGAATCTCTTCATAGCTATCCGGGAGGATAACATCCGGGACTTGCGCTACTGCGCGTTGCGATTCCTGAACGTAAGATGCCATTCTGTGTCGTACAAGCTGATGTGAAGTAACGCGGCTTAGGTCGATTTCAAAAGATGCGATAGCATGCTCGAGTACACCGACGTGTCCGGTTTCTAGCGTATTGGTAATAGCGCGTTGAATCTGCTGCGGAGTTGGCTCTTCCTTAACGTTGTTCTTGCAAAACCAGCGAGCTTGCGCGATAGCTTCTTCTGCATTGTCTGGAGCAATGTAGAGCAACCTGGCGCTAGGGGTGATACGTTGGACCATTTCCAACCTCCTTCGCGGACCAATATACTCAGCGCTATATCGCGCGTCAAGGAAGTACACCATGGGAGAAGACAGGCTGTGGGTGGCACGAGTTACACGCCACGCTCTTTTAGAACGCCAGCGGGCTGAACTGCAGGCGCTTTTTGGAGAAAACGTTGGGATAGTCCCCTTTGAGATAACTCATCATGCCAATCTTGATAAAGCAGTAGAGGAGTTTGATTACATGCTATCGGGGCATAAATACGTGGCGGCAGAAGTCATAGCCAGCCCGCGCATGATGTCCCACTTACTGCATAATAGCGAAACGATTAAATCAGGGACGATGTTGATCCGCCCCGTCTTAATGCGAATCCCGGGAGGAGGTAGCGTAGAGGGCACGCGATATCGTTTCTCGCATTACGAGCGCATCCTAGAGATGCACACGGTGACGGAAAGGCTCATCCCGCCGTATGAGGGGAAAAGTGGCTAAAACGCCGCTGTTTGTGGTGGTGGCCGCGCTGGCCACCAGCGCGGTATGGATTGCACGGAT